TTACGGTGATAAAACTCATATCGCTCTTCATAGTTTTGAAGATAATCGTGACCGATATTATTGTCAAACGACACTGCTAGAGCATCCGAAAGAATGCTTGGAATAGCATCACGATTTTTTTTCCCATCATTACCATCAGCAATATGAATTGATTCCATAAGTGCTAGATAAATGGCACGATCACGACACCATTTTTCAGTAGTATCGAGCAACCACTGCTTTTCTACAGGAGCATTATTCAAAAAAGTATTGATTTCTCGAATCTCTTTGACTTCAGTTTCATTGAGATCTGTGCGATTTTCTACCTCAATATTGAGTGCTTCAATCGTAATTGCTGAACCATATTTAACAATGAATTGAACAATCTCCTCAAAAATAACCCTCTCTGCCTTTTGTTCAAAGTAATCTGATTGAATAAAGGGTATAACCTTTCGTGAATAGTCTTCATTAAATACTAAATTTCTGAGAATAGTTGTCTCAATTCTTTCCATAGGAAAATTCTCGTTTTGCAATATCATCAAGTCGTTTCATTACCTCAGGTGTAAAATACTCTTCTGGATTTGCTAGTATTTGTTTTGCATAGATTTTTTTACCTTCCATTTCATATCGTCCAGCAACATTCTTCCAGAGTCCACCAAGTTCTCCAAGTTCTAAAAGACCATAATAGCGATCAAGACCACGTTCATCATAATACAAACGAACTTCAACATCTTTGTTTTCCTTACTCAGACGCGACTTAGCAGTCTTTGCCTTGATAATGTTTCCAACGACTTCTGTTCCATCCTTCTCTTTTTTCTTACTGAGATATATGATAGTAGAAGCGGCATACTTAAGACCACTACCACCACCCATTTCTTTAGTAGGAACGTAAGCGCCGATGACATCGTAGGTATGATTGGTTACAATCATTGGAATTTTTGCCTGTCCCAACTTTAAAGTAAGCATACGGAAAGCACCTTTGACAAGTTGTGATTTAGTCATATCACGAACTTGCTTATCGTTCAGTGCATCAGTAATCTCTTTTTCAGTTGAAAGCATACCCAAAGAGTCTAACACAAACATGCAAGGTTTGCGTTCTTCTACAGGTTTTTTTAAGTATATATCTACTGCTTTGAGTGCCTTTCCGCGAAACTCTTCAACAGTAACAACATTAACAACCACCAAACGAGAAGTATCAATTCCACGAGATTCTACAAGAGATTTAGTGATGGCAGCCTCAGTATCAAAGTAGAGGCAGTAACCATCGGGATTAGTATCAAGAAAGTTCTTAACCACGGCGAGAGAGAAAAAAGTCTTTCCAGTAGAAGACTCTCCAGCAATAGCAGTAATCTTATTCCCAGATACACCACCAAATATACTACCTGAAACCAATGCATTAAAAATATATGAACCCGTATCAACATAAGTCTCAGACTCATCAATATCTGAAGCAAGAGAAGCATATTCTCCCCCCACCTCCTTAATTATATCTTTAAGAAAATCCATTTTTACTATTCCTCTGAAATTTAAACGACCATAGTTTTGCATACAAGTCTTTATGCTTGTCTTTATTCTTTTCCAACAATTCCATAATAACAATTAGATCTTTATCTGTTATTGGTAATGTTATCATGCCACCATACCATACTCTTCACGAAGTATTTTTTTATAAGGCAAACCTTGTTCTTTAAGTTCCTTTACTAACTTTAATTTTTGATAAAGTGCAGTATCCCCACCTAAAGTTAGAGCACTCACAATTGTATTTAATTCTTCGTCATTAATAGGCAAATCCATAAATCACTCAAACTCATAATGTGGATGTTGAGATTTAAAAATCTCTATTTGTTCTTTGGTTTTGAAATATTTGTAAAGAACAGTATTTGGAAATTGTTTAAGTTGATATTTAACTTTAATCATTAGGAAAAAAATAGTTCAAGGTTTACGGTTTTTTCTTCTTTCCATCCAATAATATTCAAGATTGTTTTGAGTGGATCCAAGAATGCTTTCTCAAATTGTAATTCATAATCAATATATTTGTCAAGACCAAGTTCAGTAGGAAACTGCTGAATAAAAGAAATTACATTTTCCTGAATAATATTTGGTTTTTTTAAAAATAAGAACTTGACTTTTTCACCATTATTAATAAGAGAGTATTTATTTGTGAGATTTTTTTGCTTTACATAATGATTAAACAATAATGCACCACGAACTTGAATTGGTGTTTTGGGGGCGTAAATATTAGAAGCTGAGTAATATTTGCGAATATCAGAAGCAGTTCTTGGAAATGCAATTTGTTCTGGGGGAAGAGATTTAAACTCCTCACGACACCGATCAATAAAGTTAATCATATCATCTTCAGTACCACTCATTAAAATGCCAAAAGATTCTTTTAGCATCTTACGACAAGGAGCAGGTGTAGAAGATTTAATTGCCTCAATTCCTTTGATCTTAAGTTTGGATTCTTCATAGCGAACACCCTCACTATCCCAAACACTCAAAATATATCGCTTCTTTGCAGTCCAGATTCCACGTTCGGCAATACACTCACGCTTCATGATCATTTTCTGCTCATAAGCATTTACATATTCAGCCAGTTCTTTGTAAGAATTTTCAATATACTTTTCAAATTCCACTTGACAGACCTTATCAAGGAACGAAACAACGCTTTGAGTAGTTTTTTCTCTTCCTTTGTATACACTCTCAACCAAAGGGCCCATATTAACGTAAAGAGAATCAGTATCTGAAGCAATAACATAATCTACATCTCCACTTTTAAGAATCTTATTCAGATATGAATTTACCTTATTCATAATCCAGTTAATTGAAACTTGACCAGAAAGGGTAATTGCCTCTGCATTTGCTAGTTTAAAATAACGGAAATACTGATTACCAATAGCACCATAAGCAGAGTTCAATTGAATCTTTCTTGCCATCTGAATGTTATTACAGCGAGCAATCTCTTTAACCAATTCCTTGTTCTTTGTCTTTTCGTATTCTTGCTCTGCCGCAAGCATTTTCTTTTTAAAGATGACACGTTCATTATAGATCTTCTCCATCAATTCTGGAAGAAATCCACGAACATCTTTACGATACATCGCACCATTAGCACATACCGCATAATCCTTATACATCTCAAAGTTGATAGTTTGATTGAGGATTTTATCTACATTAACTGATGGATGCCTTTCTTCAACCAAAGTTTCGGGACTAATGTTATATTGCATAATCAAGTGAGGATATAGAGAGTTAAGGTCAAAACTCACCACCCAATCATACATTCCAGGAATTGGTTCTTTTACATAAGCACCCTCATACTTGGTGTCTTTATCAGAACGTTCTTTAGGAGGAATGACAATATTTCTTTTCTTTAGGTAGTTGTAAATGATTGTGTCCCACATGCGAACTTGAGAAAATACATCTTCATAGTTTGCCTTGGCATCATATGCCATCGTAAGAGCAAGTTCAATCAATTTCATCTTGTCTTCCAAACGGTCAACAAGTTCCACGTCCTTAATGTTGTACTCCACAAACTTCTGCCAACCTTTAGTGTAGAAGTCCTTAAAAGTATCAAATTCAGAGTGATCTAGTTTTTTCTGCTTCAGTTCAACTTCAGCAATATAATCTAGGCGATAAGATTCCTGTGCTTTGTAAGTAAATTTCTTATAAAGATCTAGATAGTCTAACTGTGAAATTCCACCAATATCATAACAAAGATGCTTACGTCCAGCAATATAAGTTTCATCTTCAGTTACAAGACCCCATGGAGATAAACGCTTCATTAGTTTTTCACCAAGAACCCTATCAATCCTACGAACAAGATAAGGAATATCATACAACTTACTATTCCATCCAGTCACAACTTCTGGTGTATTGGATTCAATCATCCACCAATTAATAAAATTGTTTAGAAGATCATATTCTGCAGAAAAAGAATGATATTCAACATTTTTTTGTTTATTCTGAAAAGGTCCTTTTCCCCAAGTGTGAATTTGTTTTGAGGAGTAATCTTGAACGGTAATCAAAAGAACTTCTTCGGCAGCAGATTCTACATCAGGGAATCCATTTTCAGATGCAACCTCAATATCAATCGTAGTTACTTTGATCTTGTTAATATCAAATTTAAGTTCTTCACCTGGATACATATCAGAAATATACTGATAGATGTATTGAGTATTTCCAAAGATTTTAAAGTTTTCTACGTTCTCATACTTCTTAACAAACTCTCTACAATCACGAACAGATCCAGGTTGAACTGATTCTACATATTCACCACTTAAGGTTTGATATTTAGTTTTTTTATTAGCAGGGACAAAAAGAGTCGGGTTAAACTTTTCTCGGGTCATGAAGTGTTTTCCATCTTCATAACCACGGACAAGAAAGTTGTCCCCGACCATTTGAACGTTTGTATAAAATCTCATCAGGCAGTTAGTTCAATGTATTTTTCGAGAAGAGTTGGTCTTGGTTCAATTATAGTTAAAATTTTATCAGAGTGCAACATAAATTCATTTTGTTTAGTATATTCAGACAACCATGGTTCTAAGGTTAATGCTATTTCCTCAATTGCAGAGATTTTAATTACAAATGGTTGTATTAATTTACAATCAGGTTCTCCCAATTCAGATCCAACTTCCTCAATTTTTGATATTAAAACAGTATTGTTTACAGTAATAATACATTTAACTTCAGTTTCCATTTATTTCGCTCTCATAAGTGTTTTTAACATTATCAATCGGTTCAACTATAGTTACAACCCAGTCAATTGGAACTAAAATTTCTTCATCTTTAGATAAAATAATCCATGGAGAAAAAGAAATTTCTACTGATTTTTCAAGTTTAGTTTTATCATCTTCTTCAGAATCTTCAACTAAAATTGGAACTGAAAAAGTAACTTTTCTAGGTTTTGTGAAGACATAACCATATCTATTTTCTGTATTTTCTTCTTTAGAAACTAGTTCTTTAATATCAGAAATGATAGTTTCTCCAGATTTTAATAAAGCAATTTTAACACTCATTTTATCAATTCATCACTATCAATATTATAGCAAGAAAAAAGAGGGGAGTCAACTGGATTTTGCCAGTTCCCCTCTGTGGCATAGCGCCGACGATATTCATTGTTATTTATAGATAATCTTTGCGCTTATGATGATCGGGAACAATTCTACCAAGAGTAATAGTCAAAAGTCCATCCTCAAAATCAACTGATCGTACTTCCGTATCATCAGAGAGTGTCCACGCTCTCTTAAAACTCCGTTGAGCTAAACCCTTGTGGATATAGTTGGACTCCGTTTCTTTATCTTCTTTTTGTCCCTCCACAAAAAGTTTTCCATCTTGCGTGTAGACATAAACTTCTTTCTTTTTAAATCCAGCAAGTGCAAGTTCTAATCTTGACTCAACATTACTGACTTGAACAAGATTATATGGTGGATAGTTTGTCGTGGTTTCATGCAGATGGAAGATACGATCAAAGTATTCATCCATACCAATACTATATTTGTTGATCCTTTCCATCAGAGCAGGAAGATCCGCGTGTGTAAACCTAGAAGTTGCAAGGTTAGTCATTATGGTAGCTCCTTTAAAAGCGAGTTTGTGTTTTGTGGACCCTTTCGGCATCCAATATTAATTATACAACAAACATAAAAAAAGGGAGTGTTGAACTCCCTACACAATTATTCGGTTTCTTCAACTTTTTTCTTTTTAGAACCAATATTATATTTGGTTTCTAGAATCCAGTCTCCCTTGTCCTTATAAGCAAGAACTTTAATTTGATTCAAGGGGGCAATATCTTGAATCTTTTTAAGATCGACAATC